ATCTGGTCACGGAATCCATCATTGATGGTTTCGGTCTGATTCATCCACGGATAAAGGCCGCCATCGAATCCACCATTTCCGCCCCAGCCGTTATTACCCCAGCCGAGGAGCAGGAGAAGGATTATCCAAGCCCAGTCTCCACCGAAGCCAAATCCGTTACCACCATTGCCGCCATACATAGGAGCGACAGGCATTACCATGCCGTTTCCACTTTCTTCTGAAAATGCCATACTGTTATTCTCCTTTCGTTGATAATAAATATTTATTTGTCATCACCTTCGGCCGCCAGGTGCTAACATCTGCTGTATCTGCTGCGCCATCTTCACAGCATTATCGTACTGAGCCTGGGAGACTCTTCCTGAATTCATCATCTGCTGTATCATCTGATTAGGATCTCCGCCTCTGCTCTTTAACTGATTGAGCTGATTCATAAACTGCATTGGGTTGATGTTCATTTCTTAGCTCCCTTCATTTCGTCAAATTTTGCCCTGAGAGCGTTCAATTCCTCTTTAAGGGATGACAGCTCATCTTTGGTTACATAATCGTTCTGAGGCGATATAACTGCCTTCTGCGGTGCATTGTCTCTGAACGTATAGTCGAGTATTCTCATGCTCGGCATTCCACTTGCATCAGCACTCTTGATATAGATCGTCTGCGATTCGTTATCGAACAGAGCGACAGTACATCCAGGTGCTACAAGGTAGCTCTTTGCGGCTCCTTCGCCCTGCACCCATGTGAGAGCACTCTGTGTGCTTGCTTGCTGCTGTGGTTGCTGATACATCTGCATAGGTTGATAGCCTGCAGGATAATAGTTGTTGTAAGCCATTAGATCTCTCCTTCCTTGTACCAAACGAATTGAGGCACTTCCTTGCTGCTATCCCACGAATCGTAGAGGTTTCCATCTACTACAGTCGCTACGTGTCCACCAAATCCAAGCACAAAAACACCCTGCGGATGGTCCTCGCAGAAGTCTGATGCCGTATAACACGCAGGACACTCGTCTGGGATATTAGTCCTCTTGAATCCATGCTGCCTTAATGTCGCTCCCCATACGGAGTCGCTTGAAGGCATGTCTCCCATCTGAAGGCCATTGATAACAAGCGCAATGTACGCAGCTTCCCATCCCATATTCAGGGCCTTGGAGATCGCACGTACTGAGCAGTCACCTACTCGCCTACCAACAGGATTGTTCTGATACTCTATCCACATATGATCACCTGCCTTTCTGCCATAATTTTCGCAATAAAAAAGCACCCAGACGATATCGCCAGAGTGCCTTTTATCTGTCATTTACATATCATCTAAGTATCATTTAATTGTCTTTTGCGGCTCTGCGAAGATGATTAAACACCTTTGTCTCACCGCTTCTGACTACTCTACCTATCTGCTGCACTTGAATCTTGTAGTGTTTAGGCAAGTTTTCATTGCATCTAAGCCAGTCATCTATTTGCTCATAAGTATAGCCATATAGAAGCGCAAGCCTAAGAATGATTCTATTCCGATCAGCGTTCTTGCCTACGATTACTCTATCTATAGCTTCGCTTATTTGAAAGTCATGATAGTTTAGCTTTGAATAATCCCTCATGGTCTTTTTGCCATCGCTACTGTGGCATTGCCCTTGCCTCGATTTCGTACTTTAACAGTTTTTCTTCGCATTGTGCCTTTAGCTTTAGATCGGTTCCTCTTTCGCATGGTCTTTCTTTTGACTGTTATATTACTCGCCATTGTTGATCACCCCATCCATTCCTGCTTCAAGATAATTCGCATTACCTTCATCGGCATTTTCAATCGTTATAGTTTCAGATGTAATGTCATATGAGTCAAAGAGCTTATGCCAGGAGTATTCTCTCCATGCTGAATACGCAAGGAATAATATTACAATTAATACTAAGGCTGCAAGAAACCTCTTGACAGTATTATCGTGCCTAACAACAAGATCCCTATAAACTGAATATGGTACATCTTTCCTGAAATCTTCTGCGTTAATGGTTTCTTTTCTGTAGTCTTCCATGTCTCAATCTCCTTGAAATTTCAACGCTTTACCTACATTAATTATACCATATTTCAACCTTTGTCTGATAGCTGTCTTATCTTCTCCTCAAGCACAGGCACACGCACGGCAAAGTCGTTATGTTTGCGGACCTCGTTGGTGAGGTTCTCGATCTTTTCATCCTGCACAGCTTGATGAACTTTCATTTCATTCATAATAGCCTGGTTCCCTGCTCTCACCGTCAGGGCCGTTCCCAGTAAGGCAAACAGACCTGTGATCACTGCTACAACGATAGCTTCACTCATCGTCATCACCTCACTTCAGCCTTACTACAGCTATTATCTTCTTATTGCCGTTGTATGCGTAATTGCCCCAGTATCCTCTCTTCCTGTTTTCAGCACTGTGGTTATCCCAGATTACAGGGTTATTACCCTTCCATACACCGTTCATAATGAAAATATGGCTGCCCGAACCGCTATCATATTTATTGCCTGCCATGATGATGTCGCCTTCTTTCAGCCTGCTCTTATTAGCTGCGATCGTGCCAGACATGTATATGACTTCCATCTTGCTATTGTTGCCGTATACCTTGCCCTTCTCGTCATGCCATACATACTTGCCACTTGGCAGGACCCCGATACGCTGAAGGACGCAAGCTACGTATGTGACGCAGGTGCCTTTATATTTCGACTTCGGTATGGTCGGATTCGATTCCCACTCATAGTGATAGTTCTTCATCCACTCAGCCTGGTCGACACACGCATCCATTTCCTTCTGGATCAGAGTCTTTTCAGGATAGACAGCCTTATCATGTTCATTTAGATATTTCTGGAAAACCTTCATGCTGTTAGTGCCAAAGATCCCATCGGCAGTTACACCCAGCTTCTTCTGTAAGGCCTTTACTGTATTGATTCCTATGACACCATCCTGTGCCGTGCCTACCCATCTCTGAAGATTCCTGATGCAAGGAGATCCACCGCTGCCGTATTCCACAGCTATGAGAGCTGGATAATATTTCTTCTGTGCCTTGTTCTGACCGCTGATGACACCATCCTGTGTTGTTCCAAAGAATCGCTGCATCTCTTTCACTGTTGCGGCACCACCTACGCCATCGCAAATCAGCTTGCCATTTTCATCGTATGGCGATGGAGCTTCTCTGCAATCTGTGTGCATAGCGTTGCCCATGCCAGGTGCCGACACAGATCCCTTTACGGTTTTGCCGTTGGTAGTTTCGGCAAAGATGCCGTTACCATAGGTGTAGTGATGATTCGGAAGATTGCTGATCCAGCCGATGTTAGCTTTGCGATTCGCCAGTGTGTCGGTCACGCCTTTAATGCAGTAATCGACTGCCAGGCCTTTTTTGTGTTCGCTGTTCGGTATGCCGCCTACCTCTCGGTTATAAGCGTTGCAACGAACACCACATGTCACGACCATAGGTTTTCCGTAATGAGTCCGTATAGCCTGTATGTTTTTAAGCTCAACAGGCTTCATGTATGTCGGATATCCGCAGCAGTGCCTTCCATTGCATCCGCATCGGAATTCTTCTGGTGCAAAGTTTGTGCAGTTGTCTTTTACCGCTTTAAGATGGCGGACAAGATTGTCTGTGTCCGTTCCATATACTCCGTCACAGTCTGATTTGCGAAGCATATATTTCTTCTGCAGCTTCAGAATGTTTTCGGCATTATACTCGCCCAGGCCCAGAGCTTTGAAATATTCTTTTCTCTGTTCAACGCTGAGAAGTGCCATACTTACTCTCCCTTCACCATTCTCTGTTCATCTTCCTCAAGCATATCCTCAGCCATCATAAGCTGATTCTCTCCGTGGTCTAAGTCATTTGCATTGTCGGATACTTTCTGGATATCTTCCAGCTTCAGGTGCTGCTTAAATAGCTGATGGAATCCGACAGCCGCAAGGCCCGAAACCATACCTTTGACCACACCTTCGTAATCTACGCCAAATAAGATCAGGCCGCTTATCGCTCCTAACACACACAGGACCGTTGGTATCCACTTGTCATCTGTAGGCAGCCATTTCTTCATGACATATCCGATACAGAGACATGCCGCAGTTATGATCGGCATTATCATTCCATCTATGAAGTCTATATTCATGCTTTGATATCCTTTCGTTAATTTTTCTATAGCATAAAAAAATGGGGAGAATATTTCTCCCCTACACTTAAATGGTTTTCATTAAATTGCTCTTTATTATTGCTGTGTAACCGAGCCTGCAAAAACTATAGCATAGACACTCATCGTGGCTGAGCCAGTGTTTTCCAGAATTAAAGTGTTCCTTTCCGTTGAATCTGTGATGTGCGAAAGCTCACCAAGCCCCAAGCGTGTGATAACACCTCCTGAGGTAGAAGATACTGTAAAAATTCCCATTGCTGAATCGTCTGCTCCTAACAGTGCCACCAATGCTCTTGAGCCGCTCGCTACAGTTAAGCTCTTTGTTGATCCTCCAGCTATAGCACCTAACGCAGTTAATTTGCTATTTAATGCATCAAGTGCGCTCTTTACGCTCTGGCTTGATCCTGCCAAACTCGACCCTGTATAGTTCTCTATTATCTTCTTAGCTACATCACTCACAAGTTGTTTGTAAGCATTATTATCAGACCCCACTACCCTTATATAGTCTGATGTAGTCAGGCTCGACTTTGCGCCAAGGCCAGACTCAAACGACTTGAACAGATTGGCTACTGTGGCCTTGCTCGATGCCCCTGCGGATGTAACTATACGCACAAAGTCGCTGCTGCCTACCGATGTTATAGTATTAAGTAAAGACTCTCTGATGCCCATTTATTTGCTCCTTTCAATCTTTCAAGATCGCATCTGCCGCTACAGCTTCAAGTGCGGTTATCTTGTCCTGCATCGTAGATATGTTGCTGTTAATAGTTGTTATCTGTCCGTTTATCGTAGATACGTTGCTCTGAAGATCAGATATATCGCTTCGGATATCCACGATGTCCTCTGCTACTACACCGATTGCCTCAAGCAGCTTGTCCATCTTTTTGTCTGTTGCGTCCATCTGCTTCTGCTGCTTATTCAGGAGATCCATAGTTTCTCCGAACGCAAGCATCAGATTTTCGACAAGGCTCTGCAGCTTCTGGTCCTCGGTCAATGCAGGATTGCGGTCATAATCAATAATCATATTTGATCATCTCCTTAGTTGAGCTTTACCCATGATCCATTGACCTTAACGTATACATCACATTCCTTCCAGACTCCACTGCTGTTTTTCGCCATAGGCTTTGGTATCTGCACCCATGTGCCGTTTACTCTTGCATAAACCTTGGATGTCAGGCTCCAGGCAGAATACATCGGCTGGTCCTGCGTAACTCTGTATGGGAAAGACGCTTTATTTGTAAGGTCTGAGTCCGTATACCAGTCGTTGAATGTGTAGCCTCTCTCGGTCGGATTATCTGGCTTTGCCACTGTATGGCCGTAATATGTTGTGACTGATCTGTATAGGCTCCCATCTCTTTTACGGAATGTGACAGTGTACCTGTTAAGGATAGGAACCGTAACAGTAAACGTGCATTCGGATTTGTGGGATTCGATTCTCCATAACGAGCCTGCGACTTCAGGCTCTGTAGTGCCGCTTGAGGTCCTTGCCTTTTCAAAAGTTCCAGACGCAATTCTTGCGTATCTCCAGGTTTCGGTCGATAGAGACAGTGGATATGATGAGACTGGGGGAAAGCTTCCGCTTGCTATCTGGTCACCATCGCAGGTAAGGTCGTAGTTAAATTCAGACTTAGACAGATCCCAGGATGTCACCTGCGAATTAGTGCTTTTAGCTCCCAGGGAAATATCATACGAAAATACCTCTTTTTCTTCGGTCTCTTCTGAATCGATTTTCACTCTCAGTTTCCAGACTACTCCTGTACTTACCTCTATTTCATTACCATCATAAATCGCCATGATCGCTCCTTTCTGCTATGCAGTTACGAACCATATGTCTCCGTTGCTGCCGCCTGTTGGTGCAGATGCGGATACCGTGATCTTCGCAGGGAGATTGTTGAGCTTGCTCTTATCGGCTGCACTCATAAGGCCTGCTGCGCTCGTTGTAGCATTCCCTGGATTTACTTGCGCTCCTGCATCTATGCCGTTGAGCTTAGTCTTGTCTGATGCGCTCATAAGGCCTGCCGCAGATGTAGTCGCTGCCGAATACTTTGTATCTGTTGCAGATATAGTCACCGTGTCATTCGTAGCGTTTGGAGTGAGTGTCACATTGCTCCCTGCTACAAGTGTCAGCGTGTCCGTTTTACTGTCGGCAGCTATCGTTGTCGAGTCGACTTTCACATTGGCAAATGCATTCTGATTGACCTCTGCTCCTGCAGCGATTCCGTTCAGTTTAGTCTTATCAGCAGCAGTCATGAGGCCATGAGCAGATGTGGTAGCGTCATTCCCTGGAATAGTAATGGACCTGTCTGTGACTGATACCTGACCGTTTGCGTTCTGCGATACCTGCGATACTGTGACAGTGCCGCCGAATGCAGGAGTTGAGGCTGCTGTCGGCTTACCTGTTACCGCAGTATATGTGCGGTTGACCTGTGCTCCTGCCTGCACTCCATCGAGCTTGCTCTTGTCCGAAGCTGACATAAATCCTGCTGCACTCGATGTGGCATTGACTGGCTTGTTTTTGATGAAATCATCTGCATCGGTATCGCTCTGATTCCAGTTTGACTGGACATTCACCTCAGCTCCTGCGGCTATTCCTGCAAGCTTGGTCTTTTCTGCCGCTGTGAAGTTCTGGTCTGACAGGCCCTTGCCAGAGACCTTGTCCACCTTCTGTGCTATCACTTCTTCGATGCCATCTTCGATGTTGTTCATGTTCTGTGCGGATAAAGGCGTTTCCGACTCTACCCAATGAAGTCTTGTATATGCCATGTCTGTATCTCCTTATAATCTTCCGAATGTTCCCTGGCGTACTCTTCTGGTGAGAGACTTTATCTCGCACTTCCCTTCGCCTTCTATCATCACCGAATATCTGTCACATCTCCTTGGGATTATCGGTATGAAGTCTCCTTTTGTCCTTGGCGGATCATATGTCTCTACAAGCTCCCAAGGGCCTTCGTTGATCGAGATGTATACTTTCACTGTTCTGTCAAGAATGAGCGCATGGCCTGTGTCCGTTTCTATAGCTGCATCGTTTTCGTCAGTGATGTCGTTATCTGGGCCATAGCTCGTCTTGAGTCTGAG